AGTAGCTAAAGTAGTAATTAGCAAATAGCGTGTTTTGGATAGGGTAGTCAAGTATTGTGCTTGTTTCTGCTGCAAAATTTAAAGTATAGTCCGTGTTATTATACTGCAAGTCTTGACCAAATGGTGTGTAGTCGTTTACAGTTGTATGTCCTCCGCCATCGTTTGCCCATTTAAAATCGCTTTGTTGATTTCGGTACTGATATAATAAAACTGGCTTTGGTATGTATGGCGCAAATTCTCCATTTAAAGAGTAACCTACTTGCAAGTCGGTATCTGTAAATTTATGCTGCAATAGATTCTCAAAAGGTAACTCAATCGTAAATTCTCCGCCATCATAATTATACTGATAACTCGTGTCTCCATATGCTTTGCTAAATGTAGTAGCAAAATACTTGTTTAGTGCGCATTCAGAATCTTGATATTTAAACGCTATTTTTTTGTATAGCGGCATCCTTGCGTGTTCAATCGTAGTTACGTCTACATACTCGCTAACGTCAACAACTGCGCCTTTTGAATACCAGTCATCTAACGGCTCAACAAAATACTCTCCGTCCGTAATTGAATAGACCGTCATATTAAACGTCTTTAGAATACCTGCAAAGAAATCAGCTATCTTCATTACAGGAGCGTTTGCCGAAAGGTCAAGAGTTGCCGCATAAATAACGTTAGAAGCAGCTATAGCAACGTAGTCAGTATACAAATTTCCTGCATCAAAATAACTCACCTCATAGCGCATATTTAAAGCAAGATTGTTTGTGCCTTGACCTCGAACTTTGAACGTATAAACCGAATCTAATCCTATAACGCTTTGAATTACCTCAAGTAAAAAAGATTGTACACTTGTTCCTTGAATCGTGTTCATCAAATTTCCGTTTTGGTAAACATCAATGTAATAAGGGTCAGACGAAGCTACCGAAGTTACATTTAAACGGATGAAATGCGTAAGGATATTTGAATCTATGTATTGAACGTGAATACTATTGTCGGTAGTGTTTACCGTATTCGTCAAATCGTAAGTGGTAAACGTTGGCGTTACCGTTGTAAAATTAACTTCCGTAGGACTTGAAATATTTATAAACTGCTCCTTGCCTTTGTACCATAAAAACAAATCGGTAAAACGTTGGTCTTGCAAGAAAGCGCCTTGAAAAGTGATTCCATATTTATTAGCGATTAAATCAAATATCTTAGAAACTCTAAAAGCTGGGAATAGTTCGTTTTTATTTATCGCTCCTGAGTTTGTATGTATGTCGTTATTCGTAGAAGTTCCCGTAGATGTGTTCGGTGTTGGAGGGTCTACGGATAGCGATTGATACTCCCAAATGCGATAGGAAGTAATAAGCGGGTACTTTACATCGTAGGTATTATTTCCGTCTTGGATTCGTGCTAAAACCTCAGAAGAATTGTAGTCGTGCGCATAGTCAGAGTAGTTCAAATCAGATAGTAAATCCTCACCGAATGTATCTTTAAGTGTTACCCCTTCGCCATAGAAAGTCAACTTGTACGAACTCGGCTTGCCGTTGGTTAACGTTGCTCCGTCTAATTGCACTTTGCCCTTGCGAAAGGTAGTTAGATTGATTTCTATGTATGCGTCTTTTCGCAGGTTATTGTCAGTTGAAAAATCAATGTCTGAATTATACCAATGCTGAAAAAATGCGTTGTTGACATCCGATGCAGGCACGGTGAATCCTTGCGAGAAATCCGTAAAGGTCTTTGAAATGTCCTGAACGTTTTGAATAGAACTTGTTACCTGTATTTGTTCGTCATTGAATAGCTCAATGCGATTGCCTTCTATGTAGAGTTGCGCCTTTCTCATTACACTACTGAATTGATAACGTCATAAGCAAATTCAAACTCAAGTTGGTAGTTGATTAGCTTAGTGTTTATGCTCTTGAATAACTCCGTGTTTTTGGTGTTTAGTTTGGCAGGTTGCTTTTCATTTATGAGAATCTTCTCCGACAACATCAATTGACTAATAACTTCCTTGTAACTTTCACTTACCCAATCTGAATTAACACGAATAGATTTCTTTCCGTTGGCATTAAAGACTGCTCTTTGCCCTTCATACTGCGAGTAGTTAGGGTAAGTTGAAGGCATCAAATTATATTCCGTGTTATCAATAGTCAAACTATCGAAACTTGCTTTAAAAAACCATTCTCGCTGCCAAGCTCCGAATTTGTTTACAAAGTCAACTTGTACTGGTTCGTATTTGCATTCTTCTTTAGGTAAAAACGTAGAACTAAATAATACAACTCCGCTTCCGTTAACAATCTCCAACAAATTACCTGCTGAAGCATAAGAAGGGTAAACTCTTGGAATATCTCTCCAAACATTTGTACCTACTCCTGTGGTGTAAGTTGCTCCTGTTTTTAAGTTCGTATATTTTACCGAATTTCCGCTACCTGTGTAAAGCGTTAGCCATCCATACTCGCCTGTCAAATTATAACTATAAGTGTAAGTACCTTCCGTTAGTAAATAATTTTCGAGAGCAGGGTTATAGCCTTCCTCATAATATCCATAGCCGTCAACACCAAAATGAGTTTGTGTAGAACCAACCTGAGTAAAAGACGTACTCACCTTCTTGAATAGTTTTAAACCAATATTGCACCATTGAGAAGTTGGTGTGTTAGTGAATACCGTGTCAATTACTTGTAGCGTATTGTGGTCTATGTATTCACGTACATAAGGTGAAACATCGTAGTAAGTCGCAGGATTGTTTGAAGATGGTATCTTCTTGCTTAATGTGTAAGCAGGTGAAGAAGGCATTGAGCCTGTACCATTCCATAGGAAGATTTGCAGCTTCGTCTCTATCTGCCCTGTTTCATTTATCGTAACTACGTACGGACTCCTTGCGTTTATTGTTGCCATTATTTAAGTATGTTATCTATTTGTTGGTTGAATAGTTTTTCCGTGTCTAAGCCAAATGATTGTACAAGCTCGTCAGGTAGATTCTTATAAGCTGCCTCAAATGGTTTGGTAAAAAACATTGATGGTTTCATTCCCTTATTATAAATTCCTCGTGTGATTAAAAACGCAGTTGATTCGTAACTCAAAAACCTCCCTGATTTTCTATCCTTAAATTGGAATCGTCTTTTTTTAACCCAGTCGAAGATTCCTTTTCGTAGTCCTCCTTGTTGACCTGTACCCGAACCAAATTTGAACGGAGAGTTAGGAGCTTTCGATGAACTTTTTTTACCCTTGACACCTAAGTCTTGAAACGCTCCGTAATCTTCCATGTAGAACTGAACCGACATAGAATTAGGCATAGCCTTTACATCTCCTCTAATGGAGTTGTAGAGCTTCTTTGATACGTTCTTATTTCCTTTGGTTAAATTGCGCTTAGATACGCTTACAACGTGATTTCTGAACCTCTCAAGTGCCTTTTGTGTTTCAGTTTTCTCCATCCGTCTTATCGTAGAATTTACGAGTCGTAAAATCAAAGTAAGGGTTGTCCATATCTTCGGTGCGTAATTCCTCAACGGCTACTTCGTTATCTAAAACAACGTTATTGTGTTTGTAATAAAGTTCTTTGCCTGTGGCTTTTTCTATGATTGCGTATAACATAATTATAATTCTTTTATTTCAAATCCTTCTAGGTAAGTTATGTCCGTTGTAGATGCAGACGGAGAAACGCTTATGTAAAAATATTGCGTTACTGTCGGGTCAAATGATACTGAACTCATTGCAGTTACAGATACGGTTGCATCGTTATTTGTAGATACAGCAAATGGAAAACCTCGCAAAGTTCCGCCACTTATCATAAATTCCCTGTTTACTTTTGAAAACAATGAGGTGTTTGCTAATGTATATAAAGCAATCTGACTTGTTGCTCCTGTCGGCATTGATGATGAGGTGCTAATTTTGAATCGAATTGTAGCAGCGTTTGCAGCTCCTACCTTATTGAAAAAAGCAAAGAAAGCCAGTTTATCAGTGCTTGAAAAAGTATTCGCAGGAATAGTTATCTGCGCCATTTGCGTTTCACCTACTGAATTACTCTGAGTACCGAATGCCTTAGCGTTGAAAATAGTTGCTTGCTTTGCGTTTAAAGCCGTTTGCGTAGCCGTTGAGATAGGTTTGTTAGCATCGGAAGTGTTATCTACGTTTCCGAGTCCTACATCAGCTTTTGCAAGGTCTATGTTTCCGCTACCGAGTAGGCTCTGACCTTCGATAGTTTTGATGTTTGTTCCGCTTACTAAAGTAGCTTGAACTGCTACGTCTCCGCTACCGAGTAATGATGTAGAATTTATCGTTTTTATGCTCGTGCCACTTACTAAAGTCGCTTGCTTTGCATTTAGCGCAGTTTGTGTAGCCGTGCTTACTGGCTTATCGGCATCCGAAGTATTGTCGACATTGCCTAAACCTACATCGGATTTACTCAAATCAATATTGCCACTACCTAACAAAGATTGCCCTTCCAGCGTTTTAATGCTTGTGCCTGAAACTAACGTATTTTGTTTAGCGTTCAAAGCGTTTTGCAAGTCAGTTTGAGAAGATAGTGTACCCGTAATTGCTCCCCAACTTGCTCCTGCTGCGCTTGCTGAAATCTCTACATAAACGCTTCCTGTCCAACGATAAGTTTTGTTTGTGTCCTCAGCTATGTATATTGTTTTTAAACTGCCCGTTGCAGGAAACGCTGCCAAATTAGCGTATGTTTTTACTTGCGATGGTACGTTGATTGTTACTGCCATACTAATGTTATTAATTGATTGCTTAAAGTTGGGTAAGTAGATGTTGCTACTTGTGTTCCGTCTATTTGTACGTTGAATGTCGTGTCAGGTAAAGTTAAAACCGCTCCGCTTGCTACGCTTGCCGTATAACTTTGGTCTGAGTTGGTTACCGTTGCAGGTTGACAAAATGGTGAGTAACCGCTCGTGTCGCATATTGTCATCTCGTTAGGAATCAACACGTCAAAAGTCATTGTCCATCCTGCAAGGTTGTTCTCAAATCGTTCAACAAATGGCTCGCAGTTAGGGTTGCCATCTACAACAAATTCTAAATCCCACAAGTTTCCGTGCAACATCATGTCATAGCATCGGTTCAATACTGCCAGTTGCGTGTTTAATACATCTTGCTCGTTTGTGTTGCCTCTGAATATGTCCGTAGTTTCGTCTTTTGATATGTTGACGATGTCCATCGCAATTAACGATAGATTGTAACGCACTACGTTAGTTTCAAAGGATACGTTATTTGTCATTAAGTGTACAAGCGGAAAGATGGTCTGCTTGTTTAAATCCACCTCAAAAATATCACCTTCCGTAGTTGTGTTTACGATAGGGTCATTGTCGAAATGCCACTTAATTAATTCTAATACTTTATAAAATCCTGTCATCTTCTCATTTGTCTTTCAAGTTGTCTTCTTTCAATTTCGTTTTTTTGCTTCTCGAAGGTGAGATAAGTGAGACATTTAGTAAGTCTGAGCTTTGTAATTTCATCGAACTTCGTAACGTCTCCCTTAGCGAGTCCATATATAGACTGATACCATCCCCATCGCTTGGCAAATTGAGTTGTTTCACTAAAGTCGCTGACAGGTTCTTGTCCTTCTTCATCTGCTTCTCCAAATAGTTCAGAGTAGCCGTCAGTAACTCGTTTCCTAAATTGTAAAAAAAAACCGATGCTGCTATACACACATCAAGCGGAGCGAACTGCATCAGGTCTTGATGGTCTTTACTTGGTGTGTAGTCGTGAATTTCGTACTTGTCTTTGATTCGTGTTTTGATAGGTCGGTACATAACCGCCATAGCTTTGTTATAACTATCCCAACTCTGCAAGTGATTCTCCAAATCTACGTACTCCCCAAAGGTAATCTCTTCTAAATTCGGAATGAATCCAAACTCAACATCTCCGATTTTAAACGTCTGCTGAAATTCAGGCTTTGCCGAGAATAAATTAGCGAAGTGCGCCACCATTTCGTTAAGTGATGTGAGTTTAATCTTTGCAACGTCCGCTAATCGGATGCCGCAGAAAATCTCAATCATTTTTTGAGCTATAAACTCTTCATCGTTAGAACCTTTCTGCACATTCAAGAAGTCCACATAGTGTTTGAGTGGGATTTCGTTGAGTGAGGTTGGTACTTTTACTTGGATTTCCATAATGTTATAAGTCTTTTAGTCGTTTTTGTATTCTTGAGCAAGGACATACGAGTACGCTTGTGCTAACATTTGAGAATGTTTACGCATACTGAACACATCGTCAAATACAATATGTACTTTTCTGCCAGTGCGTTTGTAGATGTATTCCTCTACGATTGCCTTCATTTTAGGCAACTCATCGGATTGCGTATTGTCCATAGTTTGAATTTAAACCGAGATTCTCCATCTCGTGGTATCTAAGTGCATCTATAGCGTGGTCGTTGCCTCCTGCAGGGTTATTTAGCCTTACTCCGTGTTTATCTACATCCCAACAATATGACCTCAGCTCTTTGATTAGGTTTGTGCTTTGCTTGGTAACTAAATACTGCTGACGTTGCATCACATCAATACCATACTTAATTGAATCTTTACCTTTCGTTACTCCTTTAATTGTCTTTCCGTATCGTCTAATCTCGTCAATGGATTTCGGCTCTGAGGAATCAGCGTAGATAGTAACGGAAGACGGAAGTATCTTTGCAATGTCGGAGTTAAGCATTCCTGTGCGGTAAACAAGTTCGTTTACTATTCGGACTCCATTCCAATTATACACCTCAATTGCAGAGGTCGGGTCATTCGTGTAACCAAAGTCAAGTCCTATGCCTATGAGTCGTGCGTCATCAGGTAGCTTGTC